ATTGGGTCTAACCAATCAGGTATCGGATTCCGTTTCAAGGGTTGGGGTTCAGACAACGATCGTAAGAACAAGGAACGAATGGTCAAGAAAGCTATTATGCGCCGTCTGCGGTTGCTTACACACTCTTGGAGCATTAAAGATGGACTGGATAAACCACGAGGCTTGATTGATACAGTCAAAGCCTTTTTTGTTTCTGATGAAAAGCAACAAGAGCAGCTATACAACAAAGTAAACGAGATCCAAATTCAATTTACGCCAAACGTACCGCAATCTGACGAAGAAATCATGAGCGTAATCGCTGGAATGGTCGGCATCGTATCAGATCAAACATTGTGTGAAATGGCTGAACGATTAACTGGCGTTCCGT